AGAGAGAGAGCCCCCGGAGGGGCCGTCCTAATGGACGCTCGCAAAGCGAGTCTCGCCTAACAAATGTTAGGACTTAGTTAAGTCGTGAAGAGGATCAGCAGAAAGCTCATCATGGGCCATTGGCAAAACGGGGAGAGCTCTTATTGGCTCCTCATCGCTTGTCAGTAGCCTTTCGTCGGGGAACAATTCCTCGACGATGATGACAGGTAGTGCACGTGTATCTTCCATGTGAACCTCTAGTTGATGTTACAGTGAAGGATCGATGTCGGTGGTCGCTACGACCATACCCAAGGCGTTGCTATCGCCGAGGACTTTGGTCAGAGCCTCCGCTTCGTCGCGGTTAAGCAGACCCATCATCTGGAGCACGGCCAAGCCGGCCCAAATGCGGATCCGATGCCGGTTGATACCGACATGAAGGTCAGAGCTGTCGTCAATCAGACCACGACCAGCCATCTGGTCGACGATACGCGATTGAGCCAGATGAACGGCCGAGGCGCCGATGCCGGTTGTGCCAATCATCTCGATTTTACGGAGAAGAGTGACAGCGTTTTGCATCCGACGACCGTCGATCGCGAGTTTCTCAGCGTCATCGCGCGACGAACGACGCGCTTGCGCCAACGTACGGTCATCTTCGACGAACCAGGAGTACCACATCTGAATGATCGCGTGTGCGACGGTCGGTTTCAGAATGCGGACACGCTCACGCCGCTGACCAAGGCCAAGGAGCTCGAACTCCTTAACTTCCGCCGTGTACTTCTTGTTACGGATAGTAACCGAGTAAGCGTCCTCGTAAGCGAACTCGGTCGAGGCATCGTGCCAAGGCCAGATGTGGATGGACGTGGTATGATTGGCCAGGTCGAGGACCTTAGCCTGCAACACCTCGGTGGGTTGGATCGGCTTGTTGTACGCGATCGCCTCGAGAGGCTCAGGTGTACGAACAGATCCGCCCTCGATCGCATTGTACCCAACTGGGATTCGCAACTCAGTGCGAACGTTCCAGACGAGATACAGCGAGCCCTGCTCTGCGGAGACGCTCCGGTGTTCGGAAACGACGACCTCCGGGTTGTGAGCGACAGCGTAGTGCATCACGGCGGCGTAGTAGTTGAACATGGAACGTTTGAGATCGTTAGCAGCACGAGTCTCCAACTCATCGTCTACGATACCAGTGCGCAGCGCGGTGATCGCAGCCATTGGGTTACGATCCAGCGCGTAGTCACGCTCGACGACCGAAGGGAAGCCCAGAGTCATCTCGGCGCCGTTGCTGTTCACGGTGCCACGTTGGGAAACCGCCTCGTAAACCGCAGTGCGGTTTTTGACGAAAGCGGAGACCGCGAACGTGTTACCAATAGGAGCCAACGTCGCGGACATGCGGTCAGAGATACCTGGCTCAACATCGAGGAAGCGCTGATTCGAGTTGTTAGCGAGCTTGACAGGAGTGAAAGCGGTGATCTCCTTAGCAAACTGCCAATCCTCGTATACGACGACATGGCTCGGCTGACCCATGTGGTCGATCGCAGAGGTCTGACCAATGTAGCTGGTCGTTTCGTTGATCGGACGAAGCTTGAACGGGGACACCTCGCTCATCGCCTCGATAAACCAGGGGATGATTGTGGAGGACAGTTCTTCGTCAGAGAAGAGCACTTCAACGCGACCACGCTGCTTAACCATATCCTGGTAAGCAATGAACAGCGCGAGGTTGCTACGAAGCTGATCGATGCCGTTCGTGTTACGCAAACGTACGCTCGGGTCCAGCTCTTTAGGAGTGGACGGTGACCACAGGCGACCCAGGACGGTGAGAACCGAGGACACAACAGCGTTCGCGTCGAAATTGCCGCGAGAGCGCTCGAAAGCGGTGGTAGCCGCGTTCGCGAGGTGCTGCGAGATCAAGGCCGGCGCCAGAGCGCCCTTGGACTTAAACGCAGCTTGCAGCATCTTCGAGTCAACCGACGACAGAGCCGTCAGCATCCGGCGCAGGTCGCTAGCCCGGACGCAATCCACTAACGCGAAAAAATTCGGGTAGGTAGAGGTGCGACCAACGCGATACACATAAGCAGCATCCGGAAGGATGAAGCCCAGCGGAGACAACACGTGACACACGAAGTCAGTCGTGATGTGATGGAACAGCTCGTGGCTGGAAGGAGCCAGGACGCGAAGCTGCTCCAGGATCGCGGTTGGAGGAACCTTCCCAACAGCGTCAGCCTTGACGGCGCGGTTGGACGAGCCGGTGATGTAGGCAGTGAGCTTCCGCCAGATTTCTGGGTTGCACGCCGTGGACTGGTGGTACTCGGTGAATTCGTTGACGAGCTCGTCAACGGAGAGAGCGCCGCCGGCCTGGACGTACTGGAAGAACAGGCGGGCATACATCACAGGATCGATGTTACCTTTACCAACTTCCCACAGCAACTCGCTCGTCATAGACGCAGAGTACGTGCGGGTGAAGGTCAATGGCAACTGCAGCGTGCCCACAGACAACTGGCTTTTGAGTTCACCGATGGCGAAAGCTTGAGTCAGACCGCGGGCCGAACCATTGAGATCTTTTACACGAAGGTTGAACATGTTCTTTCCTTAAAGTGTGAATGCCGCGCCACGACGAGGTGCGCGATCAGTGTCATCATTGTCGACGTTGGACAGCTCGAGTGGACGTACTCGGGCAATCGAGGGCTTGTCGAGCGCACGCATGCTGGTCGGCTCGTCCATGTTTGGGACGTGGACGTCCGCTACCAAGGCAGCGGAGCCGTTGAACAGTCTGCCCTTGTTCGTTCGGAACATGGTTTTGACGATCTTTCCATCGGCGCAAAGAATCGCGCCCACGGTAGAGGCCATCACCTGGCCGAACACATATTCGATCTTCTCGGCGTCAACCATAGGGTTGACGACCATTACGACAGAGCAGTCGTACTGGGTGAAGAGGTTCGAAATGTCAGTCAGGAGGCTGTAAAATACGGCCACGATACCGCCGGCAGAAGCCGCGCCTTTAAGCCTGAACAACAGCGGTCGAACGGAGTCGACAGCGACGTTGAAGCCTAAAGAGCCGAGACCGATACACACGATGAGGAGCTCATCGAGCGTGGAGATATGGACGGCAGTATCGAGCTCATCATAAGCTTCAGCAACCTCACCCCAGCGGACGAGAATGTCTGGCTTGAGATGATCGTTGAGCGTGATCGACTTACTGGAGCCGGTTGCACCCATCAGAGCGGTAACGCCGGAGTAAATGCCAGCAGATGGCCAGTTGTGAACAACTGGTTTGCGGGCAAGACCCGAGACCGCGTAGATACCCGTGTCGAGCACATCAACATCGGAGTCGGCGTCAGCCGCCGTCTTCTTTGCTTTGGTGAAAATCGAGCTGTCCTTGAGCAGGACGGCAGGACGGATGTCCGCACCGCTTAGCACGCCCCCGCTCTTGGAGGCCAGATCCATCACTGCCGCAATGTAAGCGGTAATGGCTTTTGAATTGATCTGAGTCGGACGACCCAAGACCTGGAGCGACACCGGAGCAGCATCAAGAAGGTCAGCGGCGACGCTGACTCGATCGATGTGCGCCTGAGTTACCTTAATAGGCATGATTACCTCGGCATTACAGAACGAAGGAAACGCTCAGTCTTCTCGACCGATACGCCGTGCATCAGTACTTCATGAATGTGAGAGGAAACGTCCGCCTCAGTCCACTTGTACTGGAGTTTGTTTGGATCGGCTAACACCTCCAGGTCAATGGCGGTGAGCTCAGCAAGTCCAGCTTGTCTTGCCATAGCAGCGACATAGCGAGAGAGCTCTAACGTATCACGTTTGAGCATGTCCTCGCGATATGCGCGGTAAGATTCACCGAAGGCGTTCCACCAGCACCGTTCGATCGCCTCAAGTACGTCAGAGTAAATCGGACAGGCACCATAGGTATCCTTCATCGAGGCCCACGCGAGACCAGGGAACGGTCGCTTGCGTTTCGATCGATCACGAACACCAGACTGTACACCATACTCAGGACTGAACTGGTTGTTCAGCATCGAGTTGATGTTCCCGATAAAGATCGCGGAGCCGGGCTCGCGACGGGAGTCATAGAGCAAGATGTCGCCGAGAAAGGCACCACCGTGTTCATACGAGATCTTCATATAAGGAGAGGGGTTAACCTTGCCTTCTTTCAGCATCTCGAAGAGTTTGTGACCACCGACCAGTGCACGACCCTTAGTCCACCCTAACATCGCATCGTCTGATTTCGATATTTGGCGGATCTCCTCTAAACCTTGCCAGTACGAGTCAAGAAAACGGCATGCCGAAGGCATATCCTTGATCCGACTGTCAAGATGTGGAGCAGTGTGGTCTAACTGCATGATAAGATAAGTAACACTCATCAACAGTGTGCCCATGAGGTCGGTAGCACCTTGACCAGATGATAGACCAACCTCGAGATCAGGCTGGGATGGATCACCGAGCAAAGTGTGTCCCTGGTCGGGAGCGGGCGCACCCACGTAGACAGGAAGCTTCAGTGATGTCTCGAAAAGTTTGACCCACCACGGAGCGTACCCCATGTTGAGCAACTCATCACAGATGAGGTCACGTAGCCAGCCTGGCCAGAAGGTGTCATGGTCGGATACGTCTGTTGCAACGCACAGCGACCACTCTTTCACTTTCGCCTCTTTGTTGAGACGCGTAGTGTGGTGAAAGGTGTAGGCGTACTTCGAATAAATCTTGTTGCGAACAGGTTGGGCAACGGCCATAATGGGGGCGTTCAAAGCGAACGGACCACCCATCGCAGTTCGACGCCTCTCGCAGAAAAACCCATCCGGAACATCGATTCCGTACTGATCTTTCAACCGCGAGGCGTCTTTCGAAGCCGCAAATAACGATCCACTCTCGCCACCCGTGACAGCGTACTCAAAATCCGCGACCATACGATCTTTGGAGATGAAGCGCCCTGTCTTGGGATCGAGGGTGATAGCATCGGTAGATTGCGCTCGATAAACGACGTAGTAAGCTCCACCCATCTGGTGAAGCTGAAAAGCGTCGTCGAACTTCCCCTGTAGCATCAGATTGCCGGCCTCTTCCGCTTTCTCAAGCGAACGCTCGGCGATCTCGATCTTCGTACCCATATCGTTAGAAAAATATGGAATGCAAGTCGAGGACCCTTTACGGATCTTGAGCGGGACCGGTTCGAGGTCAGAGAACATAAGCTGGACTGCGGCGCGAAACAACAAGTTATCGCGCGATGAAACAGGTCCGTCCGCCAGACCGGCGTCGGAGCGTTTCTTGAGGTTAGAAGCGAGTGGCCATGTGGCGGGAATCATCGGAAACCCGTTCATATGACGCATACCAAAGAAATTGGTTCGCACTCCATTACCGAAAACACGACCGTACTCGTCGACGTTCGCCGGGAAGTGGTCGGTCAAATGTCGAGAGAGCTCGTTCTTGAAACTAAGAAAACGAGGGTCCACAGAAAGCAGGCCCTCGTACGTTTCAATAGCACCCTCCTTGAAGCTACGCGTCGAGGCTTGTTGAGCCTTGATGTTATCAGCGAACAGCGTCTGAGTTTTAATATCACTCAGAGGGAACGCGGGAGCTCTTCTCGGCATTATGCGGTCACCTCATCAACGTCGAAAGGCTGCTCAGGCTCGTCGACTTTTGCATCGGGAGTGCCGATACCAAGTCGCGAGAGAGCGGCGGTGTAGGTGTTGGGAGCCAGGGGCTCAGCACCGGAGCGCTTCTGACCTTGGACGGTATCGTTCGCGAGCAAACCACTTTTCAGCATCTTGCTCGAGAGGGTAATCCAATCCTCAGAAGGTAGAGCGTGAGCTATCATGTTCCAATCGGAACGATAGCTGGCGCCAGGAACAGCCATCACTGCAACCGGTAACTCTTTGAGAAGAGTTGACATGTAGCGGTTGAGAATAGCCAGGTTGTTGGCACTCATCGCAGCAATGACAATTTGTCCGCCGCTGAGATGTGGCCACAGTTCGTGAAGAAACTCGACTTCGAGCAGCTCGACCCCAGCCTTGGAGGCGAGGGCGGGAAGCTCTTTGTCAGCAGAGTCAAGAGGTGGAACCAAGTACAACGTCATTACACACCTTCCTTATAGAAGTCGGCAACATGACAGGTAACGATAGGAGTATCGGTACCCTCCTCGCGAGCGAGGAATGTAGCTTTTCCCGCGCGTTTCGGAGAAACGAGCAGGAACGAGCGAGCGGTGAAGTAGATCGGAATGACCCGGTCGTTCACCCGTAAATGCACATCTTGTAGGTTAGCCATTGAGGTCTCCAGAGGTTTAGGTAATCAGACGATCTAAGTCGGGTGACTGTCGAAAGATTGCCATGCAGAGACAAGGGCGTCAGGCATCTAAGAATGGTTACTGTGCACCTATCCCAAGGACGTTTGTTACGGACGTCAACTCCGGCGCTCCGTAGAGCACGCTGGATCCCTAGGCCGTAGCCCGGGGCCGGTACCCTCGCAAGGGCAACGTTCAGTTCTCAGTTCTGCATAGAGAATCCAGGTAAAAGACTATATAAAGTTTTTTT